CTCTACAACAGCCTTAGCCGCAGTTGACTTAGCATCAAAATACTTACCTAGCATCGGCCCAAGCGAGGCCACGTCGTCCACGGTCTTGGACGCCTGCTTAATCAGTTTTACTGCGGACTGAATACCGGCTAGGGCCGTGATCGGATCAATCATGGTTAAACTACGATGTGATTGTTTGACCTATAGAACCACCAGCCAAGTACGCGCCATTTGCATACACAACACCGCCGGGAGAAGTTACGGAGGTTCTTAACACCCAGTTAATACCATCTGCGCTTGTTGCAATACCAGTCGTTTGAGACACAACAACAAAGTTAAATCCGTTGTAATACAAATTAGACGCCGCCGAAACTTTGGCATCCACTTGCGTAAAACTAACGCCGTCTGTACTGTACGCAACACAATATGTGGTAGTTGATGGATTTGTACCGCAGGCCAAGATTAAGCCATTGGCATAAATTACATCTGTTAAACCGCTGGCTGGCAGGTTGGTGGGTGTGAAATAAATCCATGTAACGCCACCATCGCTAGACTTAGCCATAGCTGAACTGTCTGACTTGTAGTAATACAAAGATGCGCCATCCGACACAAGGTACCCAACGGAACCTGTAAATGGCCCAGACGCAGAAACGGTAGTCCAAGTTGAGCCGTCCGATGACGACTTAACATCGCTTGTGGCTAAATTTATAGTTAAAAAATTAGAACCATCCCAAGCAATTGCAGCATTGGAACTACTCACTCCACTGGGGTTTGTCCAAGTAGTGCCGTCCGTTGTACGCGCTGGAGCACAAGTGCTGTCAGTGGAAAAGGCCAATAGCGCAGACGGGGATTGAACAAAACGAATGTTGGAGGTTGACGTAGCGCTAGTGCCGCTTAATCCGTTGCCAGCAGTCCATGTAGTTTTGTTGGAGCTGGAATAAGCAAGGATGTTGGTAGTTCCATACAACGATGGCCCAGCCAGCAGGTACAAAGAATTAAAATACGCTGCATCAGTTGCCTGAAAGAAAGGCGGAATGCTTGGGTAATATGTTGCAGTAAATCCACCTGTTGCTAGCGTTGTACTTGTATATGCAACTGGGTATTGCGGAAAGCCAGCCCCAGCTACACCGGGCAAAACATAAGTTGACCCCACAACAGATAGATTAAATTGGCTGACTGTAGTTCTTAAACAGGTAAAGTTATACGGCGCATTTCCAACGAATGTTGGCATTGTGGTTCCGCTAGAACTTTCGTAAAAACCAAAAAGAGAACGAAATACAAATCTACTCCCGTCCCAAGCAACATATCTTATGCTTGCGGTTGATGTAAACGCTGAGCCAACAAATGTCCACGTAGTGCCATTGGTGCTGGTGTAAACATAATATGATGGGCTGGTGACGCCAAAAGCAACGGAGACAAACCTAGAGCCACTCCACGCAATTGATAGTGTATTGTTACCAACACCAAGGTTTCCACGATCAGTCCAAGCCAATCCATCCGTACTAGAGTACGCTTTCATGTTGGCGCTCATTACCCATAAAGATAAAGAACTTGCGTATACCAAAGACCTTGTTGTATTTTGAACTGTAGCGGGGCCAATGGTTGTTCCGGTTGTCCAAGATGTACCGTTATCTGATGTTTTATATGAGAAGAAGCCACTAAACGTCACCATATTAGTTCCGTCACCAGCAACACCGTTTAACGTAGCAGATACGGGCGCAGTCTTCTCCGTCCAAGTCAATCCGTCTGAACTAACAGCAATATATCCCAGAGAGCCAAACGCCACAAACTGTGAGTTGACATAACTAACACCTGTGATCGCAACACTGGGGTTTGATGGTGTGATTGTGTATAGGCTGAAGTTAACTGTGTCGGTGCTGTACGAGATGGTATTGCCCGTACCAAGGAGTAAAGTGACTGACCCGGACGTTGCGGAGTCTCTCCAATATACAACAGGAGCTGGGCTAGGCGCGTTGTTAGTCCATGTTACGCCGGGCTGAGTTCCCCCTGCGCTGGCTGCCGCCAGAAGAGTGCTCGTAATGTCCATGCCAACTCCTTAAGCTGCGTAGCCAGTCAAAGAAGCAGCCCGCCATACTGTGCCGCCATCGCTAGTGACAAACATCAACAAAGCTTTAGTTCCCGCAGAAAACGATGGTGCAACACTGTTAGGCCAGTACACAGAAGCAGGCCATGTAATAGCACCACTTGTGTAAGTTAACTGCAAGGTAAACCCGAAGGCCGTTCCTGTAGCGGGTGGATTACTAAAGGTAAAAGTTGTTGAGCCTGCGACCGTCTTTGTAAAGTAGGTGGCTGTGGAGCAGTCAATGTCAGAGGCGGCAACAGCTGTTACGTTATTGGCAGTTTGGCCTGACAGCAAAGCGCTGTAAATAACCGTATCTGCGGGCTTAACATTGGTTGCATCGTTGTATACAAATGCACGGCGTCCATTAGGGATGGTTACGCCTGTACCACTGCTGTTGCTGATTGTGATGGACTGACCGCCAGTCGTGTTGTTAATCACCAAATATGGTTTTTCAATCGCTGGTACAAACAATGTACGGGTCGCAGTCAAACTGCCAGAAGAAGTTAAATTTAATGCAAAGTTTCTTGCAGACTGGCTGGCTGTCGTGTCTGTCAAAGTAATGGTTTTGTTGGCATCCGTGGCAAAGTTCACAGTATCCATGCCAACAATGGCCTCTTCAATGGCTGTTCCAATGTTGGAGTTGGTTGTGGTACCCCACGCACCGGACTGCTCGCCCGTGCCGATTAGCTCAAATTTAAGATTGGAAAAGCTGCTTGACATAGTAAATCCTTACGGAAGAATCGGGGTCCAACCCGGTGTTTGGGTATCGTTTACATCTGTCCAGCCAGATGTCTGCGTGTTGTTGACATTTTGCCAGTTTGTTGTCTGGCTGTCATCTACTGCCAACCATGTTGTTGTCTGAACATTGTTTATATCACCCCAGTTGGCAACTTGGTCATCGTTAACATCAATCCAAAGGAACCCGCCAATTAAGCTGTCTGAGATTGTTGCTGACTCTAACACCGGCGCGTTGTAGATACTTCCGGGTGGGCTAACCTGATCTAAGAGCTGAGCAACCGCCAACACCACAGGATTGTAGATTGAGCCGGGAGGAGATACTTGATCCGTAATGTAGGCCGACTCAACTGTCCGTGCCGCAAAAATAGCCAATGCCGATGCCGCATCCGTAATGGTCGCAGTTTCAACAATCCTAGCGTAAGGGATAAAGGTGGCTTGGACTGCCTCGGTTCCTGTGGCTGTCTCGGTGACAGAGGTTGGGAAAATTGCCCCTGCCAAAGCAGCATCAAGCAGGCTTGCCAATTCCGCAATAGGGGCACTGTACGTAGAACCCGGAGCATTAATTAAATCTTGAGCTGTTGCAAGTTCCTGCAAACGGCCAACAAAATTTACCGAAGCTGTCGGTGTTCCTGTTCCGTATGAAAACCGAACGCGCCCTGCCACGCCGTTGCTGCCGCCGTATGCAGAAAATGGGCCGCTATAAATACCACCAGCACCGCCACCACCCGGAGTAGAACCAGATGCAAATGGCGCAACTCCGCCAGCTGTTACAACACCGACACCCCCAGAAAGATTAACATCACCTCCTGTAGCTGTCCCACCAGCACCACCAGCAAGGCCCCCACCCGCAGAAACGGTGCTGTATGTTGAGGCCGTTCCTGATGTGGTCGGTTGGACAAAAGAAAACCCACCAATACCACCGGAACCAACTGTAAAACTTAAAACCTGACCGGGAGTAACAACATCAGATTTTCGGGCATACGCGCCCGACCCACCGCCTGTGCCGTTTTGAAAAGGGTCGCTAGAAGTACCACCAGCACCACCACCCCAAAGCTCGGCAACCAGAGTTGTAACACCGCTTGGCACTGTAAACGTACCAGATCCGGGCGTGTCATAGTTTGTACCAATATAGTTGCCTTCGTAAAGGATGGCCGATTCAGCAATTGAAACCGCTAAAGCTCTTAAGGCACTAACTTGATCAGCACCTGTGGCAAGCTCGGTAATAACACCCACCGTTGTCAGGTATGCCTGAACAATATCTTGAACGGTGCTGGACTCAATGAGGCTAGAGCGGAACGTGGCTCTTGCACTGGGTGCGTCTGTGCCGGTGGCTGTTTCTGCAATGTTTGGGCGGGTTGTATATTGGGCCGAATCTGTATCTGCGGCTGTAGCCAACTCAGCAATATTGCCGGGAAACACAATACGACCAACATCCGCGTCTGATACGGTTGCTGTTTCACTGACAGATGGGCGCATTATCAACTGAGGGGTTTCAGTATCAGATCCTGTAGCAGACTCAGCAATAATTGACTTGGCGGTGAACTGGGCCGCAACCGAATCTGCGACAGACGCAGTTTCTAAAACTGCGGAGAAATACGATTTAAACGCAGCAACAACATCGGCAGCGGTAGTAGCCTCTACGATTTGGGCGACAAACACCGTCAGAGCAACAATGTTATCGGTAGCTGTGGCGGTCTCACTCAACGAGGGGTTATATGTGCTGCCCGGCGCATTAATTGAATCTGTCGCGGTTACAGACTCAAGGATGTAGACAAACAGACCCTTAATGGAAGATGGCAGGTCAGTGATGGTGGCCGCTTCAATAACGGCGGCAAGAAGCGTTGCTCTAGCTGATGCGGCGTCCGTAATGGTGGCAAGCTCTGCAATCACAGACTGAGCGGTCATTCTTGCACTGTCGGTATCAGACCCCGTAGCTGTTTCGCTAAGATTGGAGTTAGCAGTTAATTTGGCGCTGTCAGTATCAGAACCTGTAGCCGCCTCAATGATTGCTGGCCTAACAATTAATCTTACAACATCTGCATCTGATCCAGTGGCTGTTTCACTGATAACGGGATGGGCAATATACCGAGCGGTTTCCGTGTCCGATCCTGTGGCAGTTTCTGTAATAGTTGGCCCAACAGTTAGCGCGGCGGCATCCGTGTCTGTCCCAGTTGCCGTTTCGGTTAACGTAGCACCAGCTACCAGCCGAGCCAAGTCAGTATCAGAACCTGTGGCTGTTTCTGCAATCAGCGAAATTGCGCTCAAAATTGCCGACTCTACATCGGAGCCGGTAGCCGTTTCGGTGATGTTTGCTTTTGGCTGGAACTTTGCAAAGTTGGAATCAGTGATTGTAGAGGTCTCGTTAACCGAGCCAACAAACAAAAAGCTGCTGCTAACCGTGTCCGTGCCGGTGCCTGTTTCGCTGATCGTTCCAAGCAGAGTGACTTTGGCAGTAATTGCGTCTGTACCAGTCCCAGTTTCAGTGATGGTCACGGCGTAAACCGTGCCGCCTGCAGCTATAAAGTACCAACCGAGCGAACCGCCGTTGGTGGAGTTAGCCCCTGCGTACCACTCGTCTACAAGGTCGTATGCCCTGACGTTGTTGATTGCCAGATAGTCTACGTTGGCTGCTGTACCTGCCCCGGTAAAACGCAAAGTAGCGGGAGCTGCTGCGGTTGCGCCGCTGACGGTCAAAATCCGCCCGACTTCACCTGTTGCTGTCCAAGGCTGAGTTAGGGTTTGTGTGGTAGCACCCAGAGCAATAGACGTTGCACCCGTTGCGCTGTAGCTGTTGGTGATGTTCTTGAAGGTGTTGTTGCCCGTAATGGTCAACGTGCCCGCGCCGCCTTGGTTCAGGGTGATACCGGAGTAAGAAATGCCGCCCCCTGCGAATGTTTTGGTGGTTGCGGCCGTAAGGCTGACTGTACCCGTCCCAGTAACTGTTAAATTAGTTCCGGTGTACTGCCAAGGAATGTTTGAGGTGTCAGGAGTGCTTAGAGTCCATGTTCCAGAACCTATAGCGGCAGTTCTTGTTAAGCTTCCCGATGTCTGGAACGTAGCAACAGTCACGTTATAGCTGTTTGCGTCAAATGTTCCCGCCGTTAACACAAGAACCGCAGTCGAAGAAGAGTTTAAAGCATCTTGCAGCGTTACCGACCCACCGGGGGTATTAACTGTAAACGGCTGCGTAAATGTCTTGCCCGCGCTTGTAATCTGCTGAGTTATGCGCCCGGCAAATGTTATACGGCCCGTTCCACTTAGCGTCGTCCCCGTCCCGTTGACCCAGTTACCGTAGATTGCGGGTGTATTTGAACTTGTTGCCAGCGTCACCAGCGCACTGCCGTTACGCTCATTCATGTCAAGCGTGCCGATGTTGTAGTTGGCGTTGATTGTGATGGTTTCATTGTTGACGGGGATGGCAAACGGTATGAATGCTGTGTCCTGTGCAAGAGGAAACTGCGTTGCATCCAACGCACCGCCGTTTGTTGCGGACCACGAACCCACCCCAGAGGCTCCCCATGTGGGTGCGCCAAGCAAGGAACGCCAATAAACCGTCTTAGCCGCAGGGAACGTAATCCCACTGTTGCCCTTGGCATCGCCAAACCGAGTGCCGGAGATCGGAGCAGCAGCGCCAGCAATCGTGATGTCACGGAAGTCAATGTCAGCAGCGCCAGCGGTAAGAGTGCCAACCGTCAATGTTCTAATTGTGCCGATGGTGTCAGATGCCAAGAACGTGCGGTAGGCAGATGCTGTTCCGGCGTTTAGGGTTAGGGTGGTAATTGTTTGATTGGCGCTGAATGTGCCGGTTGTAATGCCCGCGGATGTGCGGCCAGCAAAAGATAGCGTGTTGAACGTGTTTGCCCCTGTGATGGTGATGCTGGTTGCGGCTGCGTTGGTAAAACTGACGTTGTTGAAAGTTAAACCAGATGTTGCAATGTTTAAACCAGAGGTTGCACCACTTAAAGTAATTGTGGATGTACCAGCATTAAAAGTAAGATTGGTTGTTGCTGACGCTCCAATTACTCCGGCCCCTGTTCCAGAAAGTGTTATTGTTGATCCATTGAGCACAACTGATCGTATGGCACTCCCGCCAATTTGAAAGGCGTTAGCGCCCGAATTGGTTAAAGAATAATTGCTTGCAGAAGTGTTAAAAGTTCCATAAGTAACTGTAAATATAGTTGCGCCAGTATTTAGCGCACCTCCAAGTGTCCACGTAGAACCAATGCCAATAACCGTACAAGCAGAGGCCAGTGTCAATCCGTTGGTCGTAAACGTATAGCTGCCGTTACCTGCCCACTGCATTGCGCCCGAATAAGTCCGAGTGATGCCCGTAGCAGCAAAACTCACGTTGCCGTGGAAAGCAATACCCACCGAGCCAGCAAAGGTCACGTTGCCAACTAACGGGCCAGCCATTGTGAACGAGGCGCATCGGGCAAGCGTTACACCAGCGTCAATTGTGGCTGTGTATGCTGTGGCGTTGGACATTGCGTCAAAATTGACTGCGTCTAAAGATGTTGGGATAGCTGCGCCAGAGCCACCCCCTGATGACGTAGACCACTTGGTTGTGGATGACCAGTTGCCTGTGCCGCCTACCCAATACAGCGTGCGAGGTGCAGGGGTTGCGGTGAAGATGACCCGCGTGTTGTTGGATACGTTTGTGCTGTTTGCGCCAACGTAAAACTCACCGGGGCTGACAGCATCAACAGTGCAGTCGCGGATAGACAGGTAATCAATGCCGGAGTTGGCGGGGCCTGCGATGGATAGTGTGAAAGCTGTTCCTGCTACGGGGGAGGTAACAGTTACTACGTTGCCAGCAGTACCGGTAATTGCCCATTTACCCACTGTTGCGGTAAGAGATGAAAGTGTAATTGTGTGTGCTACAGTTTTTGTAGAAGCAAACTCTCCTATAGCCAACGCACCATTAAATGAAATTGCTGTAGTCGAAGTTCCAGTTGCACCACCAATCGTAATTTTATTGTAATAAGCACTAGTTCCTGCAAAAAATGTTCGACTACTTGTTGATGTGTCGGAAAGAACAATGTTTGAGGTTCCTACAATAAGAGTTGGAAAAGTTGCACAATTCCAAACTGTGCCAGTACCAGATAAAGTCCAAGTGCCAGACCCCATCCGCAAAGTGTTTGCTGTAGAACCATTGCTAAACAGCCCCGTTGTTACGTTGTATGTAACTGCATCAAACGTCCCCGTGGTAAGTGTCAGGGTTTTTGTTGCCCCTAAAGACAGTGCATCGGCGAGTTGGACGTTTGCAAGTGGATGGTTTATGGTTACAGGACAAACAAACTGACGACCGTTACTGGTAATGGTTTGCGTGCCATTTTTTTGAAATGAAATGGAGTTTGCAGCATCAACAGTTGACACGCCAGAACCAAATTGCCAATTGCCGTAAACTACAAAACCACTGGATAAAGTAGATAAAGACATTGCACTGGTACGCAGCGATGCATCAAATGTGCCGATATTCCATGCGGCATTAATTGTGATCGTTCCCGTTACGCTACCCGTGTCATCAAACACCGCAGTGTCTTGGGCCAGTGGGAAGTTGTTGATGTCCGGCGTACCACCAGACCCCGGAGCCCAAGCCGTAGCACTCCATTGCTGCGCTCCAGCT